AGAATATAATTGCAGACATAGATTCTATAAGATGAGTAAAGAAGAAGCTATGAAAGCTGGATATAAGTGCAATGCCAAGTAGAATTAGAAAAAAGCCAAACTTTAATAAATATATAGCCAGAGTAAAGAAGGCTGATAGCACTTTATACTCAATCATTGAATTTATTATTGTTGGTATTATTAATAGAACACAATCTGGCAGAGATAAAAACAATAAACAATTTAGAAGTTACTCTAGTGCCTATGGCAAAACTGGAACAGTCAATCTAACTGAAACTGGTTCAATGCTTCAATCTATAAACAGAAAAAAGATTACAAATGGAGTGCGTTTATACTTTCCTAACTTTACAGAAGCTAGAAAAGCGTATCATAACCATAAAACATTTAAACGACCTTTTTTTGGGGTTGATAAGAAACAAAGAGAACAAATTGCTAAAAGATTAGGCAAGTTTATTGTCAAATAGTTTAAATTATTATAGAATTAACCTACTTTTATAATTAAGAGGGTAATAACATGGCTGACGAGCAAAACACGGAAAATGTCGAGAATACAGAAGCGACAGAAAATAATGAAGTAGTATTATCGCAATCAAAACTTGATTCTCTGATTGACAAAGGATTTAGCAAAGGTGTAAAGAGAGCTAAGTCTGAGTTAGCAGAACAATTAGGGGTTGATTCACTTGAACAAGCTAGAGAGTTAATTCAAGCAAAGATGGAAGCAGATGAAGCATCTAAATCTGATTTAGAGAAAGCATCAGAAACTATCCAAGCATTGAACAAGACAATCGAGAGCTTGGAATCAACAAACAAGAACCTTCAATATGATATGGAGATTCAGAAAGTTGTTAGTAAAAATGGGATTAATGACAGCGACTACTTTAAACATCTAATGGCAACTGCTAGTAAGTCAGAAGATTTTGAACTAGACACTTTTATTAACTCCTTAAAAGGTGAAAAACCTTATTTATTTAATGATGGGGTAAGTGCAAAGCCAAAGGTTGATGCTACTTCTAACAAGGCACAACTTGATGTTAATGCCAGAATTAGCGGTGCAAAGTCTATGGCTGAATTGTATAAACTCCAGCAAGAATTGACATAATTTTTTAATTTACTTAAGGAGTAAAAAATGGCTGTAAATACTAAGTCAGTTTTGTCAGATTCAGTTGTTGATTTAATGAATCAAGCCGTAATTGTATCTGGTGAAACTTATAACCGCATAGATAGATATGCAACAATTAGACAAGATGACATGGCGTCATCTATTTCATTTACTGTATTCTCAAGACTAAGTCCTGCGACTACTGCTTTAACTGATGGCACAGAAGCTACTTCAACTTCTATGACTGATACTAAAGTAACGCTAACTATGGCTGAATATGGTAATGTTATTACTTCAACTTCACTTGCTAATGTAGCTACTGCTGGTAAAGCTGACCTTGCGTCTGCTGAGCTTGTTGGTATCAACTTAGGTGAAACTTCTGAGTCTTTAGCACTTGGTGCTTTGGAAGCTGGTTCTAACACAGTAACTCCAGACACAGCTGGAACTTTAGACAACCTAGACCTTAGAGAAGCTTATACTGAACTAGCTGGTGCTGGTATCGCTAAGTTTGAAGATGGTCGTTATGTTGCGTTTATGAACCCAGCTCAAGTATCTGACATTAAAGGTGATTACATTCCTATCGCTCAAAACACTTCACTTCCAGAAGCTACAAATGGTATGGTTGGTTCATTAGAAGGTTTCACTATCATTGAATCTCCACTTGTAACAGCTGGTGAGGTAGTTTGTTTCGGTAAGAACGCACTAGGTAAAGCTGTAGGTATGCAACCTTCATTAGTAGTTAAAGAAGGTAATGACAATCTAAACAGAACAGTTAATATCGGTTGGTATGGCATCATGAAGTATGGCATTATTGATGAGAACGCTGTTAGAGTTATTACTGGGGCATAATAAATGGCTAAGACAGTAGTTGAAAAGGCTAAAAAAGTAGTCAAGAAGGCTACTGCCAAGAAGTATAAACTTCGTGCTTTGCGTGATGGTTCTCATGGCATAGATGGTGGAATCTATACTTTTAAGGCTGGTGATGTAATAACATTGTCTAAAAAGTCGCATTATGATGTGATGAAAAACCTTAAATCATTAGAGGATATTTAATATGGCTGTCTGGACATTAAAGAACGCAGACATCATTTCGGCTTTGCCTATATTGGCAGACCATTATGAAAAAGCAGATAGTGGCTCTACTACTTCGCTTGTATGTGGCAGATTAACTGCACTCGTAGAAGCAGAGATGGTTGGGGCTACTATCTCATTCATAACTGGCGACAATAAAGGTGAGGACGCAACAATCACAACTTACACAGACTCAACTGGAACTTTTGGCTTCGGCACATTAAGTAACTCTGTTGATTCTGCTACTGTATTTGGTATTGTCTATCTTGATTTTCAATCTTATATTGGTCGTGCTTATGACATGATTAAAAATGAGATGAGAAATAAAGGTATTGATATAGATTTATTCTTAACTGTTAGCCAGATGAAAGAACTTCATTTGACTAAGACGCTAGAACTAATCTGTGTTGCTAAACGCCAAGATGCAGATACTGATGACATTTTTCATCAAAACTATATGTTGTTTAAAGAGCGTTATGAGAAAGAAATGACAACTCTTAAAGCAGACTATGATATTGATGAAGATGGAGTCATAGACGAAGATGCAGAAGAAGATGTATCTGTGCAGGTAAGGTTGGTTAAATGATTAGTCTGTTAAGGGGCAAAGGCTACAAACTTACTACTAATGAAACACTTAGTAATAGGGAATTTCGTGAAGTATCTAAGTCTTATGCAATTAATGAAGATGAATCTACTTTTGATAATCTAGCTTATGATTTAACTGAAGTCTGGGAACTTTATTTAGACAAAAAGCTATATTCAGAAGCCAAGATGAAAGCTATCATTATTGCAACTAGAGATGAAGGCATTGACGGATTAGAAGTCGAGGTTGAAACGCAAGAGCGTGGTTATTTAATAACATTTACTACAATTAAGGAAGGAGTAATATAATGGCTATAGTAGGACACGAAGGTTCTGTATCTGTTGCTTCTGGTGCTATGGGTAATGCTAAAGCTTGGTCTTTAGATGTAACTCAAGAAACAGTTGACACTACAGACTTCGATTCAAATGGCTGGAAAGAATCAACTGCGACACTAAACTCGTGGTCTGGTTCTATTACAGCAATCTTTGACGCTTCTGGAACAGCAGAAGGTGCATTACAAACTGGTTTAACTGGTGGCTCATCAGTAGCTTTAGAACTAACACTTGGTGGTGGTTCTGGAAGTTATGATGTGTATTCAGGTAATGCAATCATTACTGGACAGAGCGTTACAAATGATGTTAATGGTATTGTTGAAGCAACATTCTCTTTTGAGGGGACTGGGGCATTAACAATCGCTTAATCTTTGGGGGGTGTAAAAACCCCCTTTCTTTATTATGGATAAATTATTAAAAGCATTAGAGAGAGAAGCAACAGAATTACGCTCAGTTGAATTTGTTGTTAGTGGGGAAATACAAAAAGTCTATTATCGTATTATGTCTGGAGATGACCATGCAAGAGCATTAGAGTTATCTAAAAAGACAAAAACAGTTAAAGAAACAGATGGTTCAACTACTGATTTAACTTATTATGATGATGATTTATTAAGATGTTATATCATCTATTTCCAATTATTAAATGAGAATGGAGAGCGTGTTTTTACTAATTTAACTGATGTTGATTGGATTAAAAAAAACATAACCTATGAAACATCTAGCTATTTGGCTAGTGTTATGGGTTTAAAGTCTGTATCAGATATAATAACTGAACAGCAAGAATTATTAAAAAAGACGAATGGCTGAAGGCAAAAGCATTTTTAGCATTTGAACTTCATAAGTCCATTACTGAAATAAACGATTTACCAATGAATGAGATTGGTTTATTATTAGCATATAAAATTCAGCACTTAAAGGACTTGGAAAATGCCAACTGAAAAATTAGAAATTGACATTATTGCTAAAGGCAAACCAGCTGAAAAAGCAATAGGTAAAGTAGAAAAGAAAACTGATGATTTAGGTAAAACTACCAAGCGTGTTGGAAATGATTCAGATGGTATGTTATCAAGACTTCGTGCTGGTTGGGTTGCTGTCGGTGCTACTATTGCTTTATCTGTTAATGAAGCAGTCCAATTTGAAAGAGCTTCTGTTGGTCTATCCAGAGAAATGCGACAATTCGCTAAAGATACTGCATTATCTTCTCAAGCGACTGCTGAACAAGTTGCTGGGTTCTTAAAATCTGCACAAACTGCTGGTCTTGCTGATGAGCAAATGAAAAAACTAGCAACTGATGCTATTGCACTTGGTTATGCTTTCCCACATGAAGATGCAGAAACATTACACGATAATCTAGTAATGCTTAACACTACTGGTGAGGCTCAAGGTTTTGTTGTTGATATTCTTGAGCAACAATATGCAAAAATGGGTAAACGCTTTGAAGATATTGATTTAAAAGCAGTATCTGTTGAAGAAAAACTAGCACTTGTTAATAATGTTATTAATGATTCAAGAGTTGCTATGGAAGCATCACCATTGCAAGATTATGATAAAGCAATGGGACAGTTAAATAACACTTTAACTGATTTAGGTCAAACCATTGTTGAAAGTGGTGCATTTACATTTCTTAATGAGGTATTAGCTGGTAGCAACTTAATTCTTAATAGACTTATTGGTTCATATTTATATTTAAAAGATTTAATTGTTGATACAAACGAATCTGAGAAAAAATATCTTGAGCAAAAAGCAAAAATATTGAAATTAGACCAAGAATTTTATGGCAAATCTCATCAAGAAGATATAACAGCTGTTAAAGACAGAATTTCAGAACTTACAGTTGCAAATGATAATTTAAATATATCTAAAGAAAAAACTGCTCAATTAAATACAACAGAAAAAGATTGGTATGACCACGCTAAAGATGGAATTGATAAATATATTGCAGGTGTAAAAGATTCCAATAATGAAATTACACGATTTCAAAATGTTGGTATAAAAGTTGCTCAGGGTTTAGAAGATGCCTTTGTGAATATGGCTATGGGAACTAAATCATCATTTAAAGATATGGCTAATGCTATTGTTGCAGATTTAATTAGAATACAAATCAGACGAAGTGTTGTTCTCCCACTATTAGGTTTATTTCATACTGGAACAGCAGAAGTTAAACATACTGGCGGAACAATAGGTGGTATTCCTTCATATCATACTGGAATGAGGTCTGATGAAAGATTAGCTAAATTACAAGTTGGAGAAGCTGTAGTCAATAGAGCTGGTGCATCAAGAAACAGAAATGCTATAGATGCAATGAACGCTGGGTATCAAGTTGGCGGTGGAACTGGCAATGTAACAACTGCTGAAATCAACTTTAATGTCCAAGCTATTGACGCTGTATCTTTTAATAATTATTTAGTTGGTAATAAACAAACTATTGAAAATATTATCAATAATTCTTTACAAACAAACGGAACTGTCAGAAGAACAATTAAGCAGGTAGTATGAATAATCTTACAAGCGTATTACTATCGCATAATTATCATCATGATATTCAAGAGTGGTCTAAACAAGGTTCTGCATATCCATTTGACTCTGGTGTAGAACAACGAATAGTCAATTATTCAATACCATCATTTGAACTAACTATCTCATATAGAGGTTTAACTTACTCAAACTATAAACAAATCAGAGATGCTTATGAAGCTAATAACTCTAATACATTTATTGTTGATTTAAATGATGAGATAGATACTAATTACTATATCGAAGCTGGAACTGGTTATATTGAAAACCAAGATGACTATATTGACCAAGAAATATCTGTTATTGATTTAAGACCACAAACAATGACACTAAACTCATCAGTCTGGGCTTTTAAAGACTTTCAATTTAAAGTAGAAGCTAAAACACTTTTATATACTGGAAAGATAACTTTAATTACTTCTGTATTTTTTAACTTTGATGAATATCAAGATTTATTTACACAATCATCTACTTATACTCAATCTCCCTCAACAGACTTATCATTTATTAATGTTTTAACTGATGCAAGACCATACGCTGTTGACTTAAAATATGTCAATAACGCTATATTTTCTAACATTGGACAATCAGTCAGACACGCAAGAAATAAGGGCGGATTGAAAAGATATTGGACTATGTATTGGCTAACAACAGAAACTAACTTTTTAAAACTGTTGACATTCTATAGAAAGAACGCTGGAATTATGGGAGAGTTTGGTGTTCCAGACTACGGCACAGAAGCTGGTTTATCTGTTCAATACATTGTTAATGATGATGACTATTTAGAAAATCCAGATGACTATGTCTTATGGTCTGGCTTAGATGCACTATCAAATGCAAGATTTCAAAATGATTCATTACAATATCAAAGACGAGTTGATGGACTATATCAATTCCAAGCAGATTTTATTGAGGTCAAACTATGAGTAAAACAATAACAAACAATGCTAGAGAAGATAGACAATTAGCATTATTGCATTTATTTGAGTTTGATATGTATAACTTTGATAATACATTTAAAGAAACTCTATACTTCACAGACCACGATATATTTGTTCAATATGATGGAAACGAATACACACCTCTAGCGATTACATTTGACAGACTGGTGGAAGATTTTTCTATGTCTGCTGATTCAA